GAATTTTGCGACTATTTAGGCGTGGTCATTTAGAAGAGCCCCAGATTATTTCAGATTTAAGATCAATCGGTATAGACGTAGATGGCAGTCAAGATCACGTAGACTTTGGCTCACACGTTTCTGGCAGCGTTGATGGCATTATTCATCACGGCGTGCCTACCGCTGAAAACACTAAGCATGTAGCTGAATTTAAGACGCACAGCAAAAAAAGCTTTAACGATTTATCAAAAGGCGTTCAATTATCCAAGCCGATGCACTACGTCCAGATGCAAGTGTACATGCTCGGCTTAAAGCTAAAGAGAGCACTGTATGTTGCCGTCTGCAAAGATGACGACAGGCTGCACACCGAGCGCATTCATTTCGACATTGATGTAGCTAAGAAGGCTGTGGCTAGAGGCAAGCGCATTGCTTTGTCTGACAGACTGCCAGAGCCCTGCACAGGCGCTAGCAAGGCTTGGTATCTTTGCAAGTTTTGTGCAGCTTACTCATTCTGTCACGAAAGCGAGCCCACCAAGCAAGGAAACTGTAGAACCTGCGCCCACGCAACTGCCAAAGCAGATTCAACATGGCGTTGTGAACGTCACAACTCAGACAACATTCCATTGGCATACCAGCGCACTGGCTGCGATAGCCACACCATTCACCCGGATCTGGTTCCTTATCAGCGCAAAGAAGCGCAGAGCGAGTGGGAGGCGATCTATGTCATTAATGGCAAAGACGTTTTAAATGGCGAAGCTGGATACAGCGGTCAAGAAATTATAGCAAACCCTGGCCTTTGTGCGAGCGGTGATGCTGACGAATTAAGAACTGCCTTCAACGGCAGAATAGTTGAATAAAAAGGAAAAATAAATGTGGATACTACCCAAAAATTACCAACTGTCCTCTCCTTATGCACAGGATATGGTGGAGTCGAAAGAGGACTTGACCTTGCCGGAGTTGAACATAGAGTCATCGCTCATGTGGAGATCGAAGCCTTCGCCATTGCGAACTTGGTTGCCAAGATGGAAAAGGGTGAGCTGGATGCCGCACCTGTGTGGTCGAATCTTAAAACCTTGCCAGTGGAGCCATTTCGAGACCGAGTTGACATCCTCACTGGCGGTTATCCGTGCCAACCCTTTAGTGCCGCAGGAAAGCGACTTGGAGAAGAAGACCCCAGACACCTCTGGCCTTACATCTGCGACATCATCCGGGCAGTTAGACCTGTTCGATGTTTCTTTGAAAATGTCGAAGGACACATTAGTCTCGGACTCCGAGAAGTCATTAGCGACTTGGAAAGCCTTGGTTACAAAGTTGCGTGGGGAATATTCTCAGCGCGTGAAGTTGGCGCTCCTCATCAGAGAAAGCGAGTCTACATCATGGCCGACAGTCACAACGGACAGCGCGAGTTCCAGAACAAAGAAATACGCTCAAGGAGGAATGCCGCTGCCGATGGCAGTGCAAACTTGGCCAACACCGAGAGTCAGTTCAGCGAACGGTCCATCTCAGAACGAGATAGAAATGGGCAATCCGAAGAAGCGCTTGGAGACAGAAGTGATAGTGAGGGAGCCAGCTCAATGGCCTACACCGACAGTTCATGGGAATTACAATCAAAAGGGAATGAGCAAAACGAGTGGGGACGGATTAGCGACTGCGGTGAAGATGTGGCCGACACCGACAGTTCAGGACTCGGACAAGGCGGGATTTCATGCAAAAGGACAGATGGGTCAAAGCTTGTCAGCAATGGCCAAGCGGGGGGAGCTGGATTGGCCGACACCAAGGACTTCGGATTACAAAGGCCCAGTGAAGCCAGAGACACTTTTACTAAAAGGACGCAACCCGATGACCAACAGCCTTATGGATGCGACTCAACATATATCGGGAGCTGGCCACCTGAACCCCGACTGGGTCGAGTGGTTGATGGGTGTGCCAACCGGGTGGACCGCATTAGACTTTTGGGAAACGGAGTAGTGCCTCAAACTGCTGCTAAGGCTTGGATGGTTTTATCGGAGGAATTATGCAACTAAGAGACTATCAGCAAAGATCCATTGATCTTTTGTACGAGTGGTTAAGAAATAACCAAGGCAACCCGTGCCTGGTTCTGCCAACGGGCAGTGGTAAAAGCCACATCGTAGCAGAGCTGTGCAAAGATGCTTTGACCCAGTGGCCAGAGACTAGGGTACTTATGTTGACCCATGTAAAGGAATTGATACAGCAGAACGCCAGCAAAATGCGTGAGCATTGGCCGGGCGCACCAATGGGAATTTACAGCGCCGGGCTTAGACAGAAAAATTTATCAGAGCCAATAACTTTTGCTGGCATCCAGTCCATCCGTAAACGTGCGCCAGAAATCGGGCACGTTGACCTTATTATCGTTGATGAGTGCCACCTGATCTCTCATAAAGAAGAAGGCGGCTACCGGGATTTGATCAATAAACTGTTTGATATTAATCCTCATCTTAGAGTCATTGGGCTAACTGCAACTCCATTTAGGCTTGGTCATGGCTACATCGATGAGGATGGAGCCCTATTCGATGACAGAATCGAGCCGGTGACTATTGAAGAGTTGGTCCACAAGGGTCACCTGTCTACCATGCACAGCAAAAGTACCGAGACACGTTTGAATGTTGAAGGAGTTCACAAACGAGGTGGCGAGTACATTGAGTCTGAGTTGCAAGCAGCGGTGGATAATTACGAAACCAACCACCAGGTGATTCAGGAAGTGATGAGCAGAGCAGTAGATTGCAGGCACTGGCTGTTCTTTTGCACAGGTATCTCTCATGCCGAGAACATTGCCCAGGGCTTAAATGATCAGGGCATCACGGCAGCGTGTGTCACAGGTAAAACGTCAGCCGGAGAACGTGCCGAAGTGATTAGGCAATTCAAGGCTGGTGAGATCCGGGCACTGACTAACGCCAACGTGTTGACTACTGGCTTTGACTTTCCTGACATTGACCTAATCGTAATGCTTCGGCCTACGATGTCTCCTGCCCTTTATATGCAGATGGCTGGGCGTGGGCTTAGACCCAAGAGCCATGTTGACCACTGTATGGTCTTAGACTTTGCCGGCAACATTTATACGCACGGCCCTATAGTGAGAGTACGACCACCACAAAAGTCAGGCAGCGGCACAGGCGAAGCCCCGGTAAAAGTGTGTGACGATTGCCATGAGATTGTTCACATATCCGTTATGGTTTGCCCAGCCTGTGGCCACGAATTTCCAGAAAGCGACAACAAACCTCTCATGCAGTTGCGTGACGATTGCATCATGGGTACTGACACAGAGCTCAAAATGCAAGTAGCAAGCTGGGACTGGTGCGAGTACACAAGCCGGGCTGGCAATGACATGCTCAAAGCTACTTATTTCGGACCATCTCTCAGCGATAAGCCAATTAGCGAATACTTCTGCGTATTGCACAGCGGTTATGCTGGCCAGAGGGCGGTAGGAGAGATTCAAAACATTGCCAGGGCAAGCGGGTGCCACGCTGAGTTAGTCGCTGCAAATGGCTTACATCAAGCCTCAGTGGCGTTTAACTCATCAAACCCACCATCTGAGATTGATTATGAAAAAAACGGCAGGTATTTTAATATTATAAGGAGAAATTATGCGACACCCGCAACCTAAATTAGTTAAAGATTATTATGCAAAGGTTAATGCTCTGCTTGATATGAAAGAGCCTAAATGCTGCCACACTTGTGACAGTTATGACGAGGAAGGAATATGCCAAGAATATTTAATCGCACCGCCAGAAGACTTCGCCCAGCAACTAAAACAGTGCGAGGAGTGGCTACCGATAATTCCGTTTTAAAAGTACCTACCGAGCACCAAGAGCAGGTTGAATTTATTCAGTGGTTTAGGCGCACCTATATAGGCGTTAGAATTTTTGCCATCCCGAATGGCGAGTCTCGATCCCAGAGCGCTGGCGCTAGGTTAAAGGCAGAGGGCGTTTCTGCAGGTGTTCCTGATCTTTTTATACCTGCTTGGAATACTTGGATAGAGATGAAGCGATCCAAAGGAGGCAGCGTCAGCGAGAAGCAGAGGGACTGGCTGGCTTACTTGGAGAGCGTTGGTCATAAGACTTTTGTATGTAAGGGTGCAGATAGTGCAAAAGAAGTTGCACAAAGGGTATACAAGACTACCTTATAAGGTATATAATGATCCTAAGTTAAGTAAATAACGAAACGGAGCATCACATGAAAGACATCAATGCAGACACTCTTGAAGTTAACGATCTATTAAGGATCACGATGAGCAAGCCTTGGACAAAGACTGATGGTCTTGGAAAGATTGAGAAGTTTGTTCAGAAGGTTACGTTTATCGCTAATGTGACCAATGTATTTAATACTCGCTTTGAGTATGAACTTTCTGAGGTTGTTAGTCATAGCGATGTGATGCCAACTTATGACATTAGTTCAATTCGCGGAGGCGCAGCATTTAGAGCGCTAAACAGAATGGACATTTATTCACTAAAAGTAAGGACTATTTAAATGATAACTTTAAAGAACGTAAAGCACAGCGAATTCGCTTCTCATGAAACTAACTGTTTTGAAGCCACTATTTATTGGAACGGCAAGAAAGCTGGCTACGCTGAAAATTCTGGTCAAGGTGGCTGCACAAGTGTTCATTGGCTCAACAGAGATGCTGAAAAAGAAGCTGAAGCTTGGGCTAAAACTCAGCCAGATATAGTTACTGACTATTGCCTACACGATTCTGATGAAATCTTTACTTACAAGTTTGACCTAGAGGGATGTGTAGATCAGCTTCTTGAAGATCATTTAAAAGAGAAAGACATGAAATCTAAGCTTAGGGCAAAGATCCTAATCAAAGACGATACGTGCGAAAAAGGCGACTTTTACGCTTGGAGCATTAAGAAGTACAAGCAGTTTACAAAAGATGATTTAATTAAAAAGATTCTTTCTACTCAAAAGTTTAAGAATCCTATTGTTATTAATGATCTTCCGTTTAACGAAGCCTTAGCTATTTGGAAGGGAAATTAATATGATGATTAAAAGAAACAATGCACCAAGTTCTAATTACTCATACGTTTTGACTGATTCAGAGTTGCTTGAAATACGAGGTGATATGCTTTGGGAACTACAGACAACGGGAAGCGTATTTGTTCTTAATAACGAAGTCACTATATATGACTTGTTGGAAACAATAGAGGATGAAGATAAGGATTACATTATTGTCTGCTTACTCAGAGGTGGCGAGGCTAAGGAGCAAGCAGTAATTAAGCTTTCAGAAGCATTTTCATTAGCCTTTGATGATGAGGCAATTGAAGATCATTACATTGATGATAAAACATCTTATTAAAATAAGGAGTATCAGATGCACGATTTAAAAAACATGAAGGTTGTTGATGATAAAATAAAATTTGATAAGATCATGACATTGTCATTTTCTTTTATCGGATCTCTTGTTGGCGTTTTTTGCGTCATTTTTTTTACAATAAAACTTTTGGGGTAAAATTTATGTACATTATTATTGATTTAGACAACATCATTTCTGATGATAGTTGGCGTTTAAAAAATATAGATTGGACCAAGTCTGACAATCTAGCGCGGTACAACGACTATAACTTATTGTCTGGATTTGACATGGCTGGCAACGAGTGGCTTTTTCAAAACAATGATTATGAAATTGTTGTGTTGAGTTCTAGGCCAGAGTTTTACGCACCAATCACTGTTCAGTGGCTCAAGAGTATCGACATTGAGCCGATCTTTTTGATCATGCGCGAAACTGGCGATAATTCACCGCCAGCAAAGTTAAAACAAAAACAATTGCAGTCATTTTACAATGTCATGAGAGCCACAGCAGACGATGTTGTCGGTGTCTATGAGTCAGACCAGCAGACGATTGACATGTACATTGA